AAGACATGGTCGCGGTTGTTGTTTGGTCGGAACCCGCCGATTCCCGCGGAATGCGGGTCTTCCGCGGACGAAGACGACCCCGTAATTTCGCAATGAAGCAGGCATACTTCAACCGACCAGCGGACCCGAAAAATGTGCGGACCCTGTATCTTGTCGATTTCGCACTCCAGAATCTTCGGACCGTTGTTCAGGTCGTGAGAAGTTATCTCGTCCCCTACCTGTTTTACCGGATCGTGAGAACCAGTTATAAATCCCGCTGCTCCACCCGGTGCGCCATTTAGCGCCGATGTTGCCCGGAGAATCTGATTGTCGCCAACCCACATTTGAAAACGACCGCGCGGCTCGGTCAGTGCTTCTCGCAGCCTCCGGTAGTTGAGAACAGCGAGTTGTCCAGCGACCGCCCCTGACGGGCCGGGGAAAGCCGCTTGGATGCCGCCAGCAGTTGGAACTATACCCTCATAATTAGATATCCCCGGAGCAGATTGTCCAGCTTTGAGGGGGTCAAACGGTGCATTATTCCACTGAGTTGGTACTGCTATATTGTGATCTCCGTGGACGTAGCAGACGACAGTGATCCGATACTTGAAATACAGCAGGTCGGTGCCACTGTCGTCGTAGACCGGTTCCTCGACAAACCGCTCGGTCAGGCAGTTTGCCAGTACGACGTTGTTGTACCGGATTAGTGTTCGGTCTGGCATCTGTCTTATCTTTACCGTCTACGGTATGTTTTGGGCCGGGAACGGGTTTCCGGGCTGGTGCATATCGCCTCCCGGTCGGTTCCGTGGACCCAGTCCGGGGTTTCTGTTTTGGATGTTTCCGTTGTGGAAGTCTTTGAGCGCTTCTCTGAATGGGATGTCTCCCGCGTTCAGAGAAGGTGCCCACCACCCTCGCGCGACCGCGAACTCATCTATTTTTTCTGCGATGCGTCCGAGAGGCTCCGCAACCAAGTTCGCCAGTCTCAGGAATGCTGTACCAAGCACGTTTTTTAGATTGGCAGAAATCTCTCTGATCGGCTGTGTGTTCTCTCGCATCTCCGCCAACTCTTCAGTCAGGTCGTAGAAACTTCCCTCGGTCGCGCGGGCTTGGCGGACATCAAGCATGAATTGCTGACGCTCCAAGTTGGCCATTGCCAGCGCCATAGTTCCTGAATAGACCTGCAAGTGCTGCTGGGCCAGAACCAAAGCCTCGGCAAACTTTGTCGCTACGGGAATGAGGGTAATTCCCGCAGTAAGCAACCCCTTGAAGGCTGTTCCCAAGAGACTCATGCTTCCCGTCATTCCGTCTGTGCCCAGCGCCGCCTTTTCTCTTGCTGCGTTCTCCTCCTCCGTCGCCTTGATCGCCTCGAATTGCGCTTCCTGAGCCTCTCTGTTCAGACTCTCAATTTCTTCAGGGGAGGCAAGTGGTGGCAGATCGCCTTCGTCGAGTCCCGGCATACCCGACACAGCCTCTTCCCTCTCCTCGGTGGTCAGTTCCGGTATCTCTTCGCCACCACCACCCATCCAGCGATCGAGGAATCCTTTTCCACCTCCCTCGTCTTCTCGATCGCCACCACCCAACCTGCCCAGCAACCTCGAAAACATAGATTTGTCGGGTCCACCAGCGGGGGGAGCACCTCCAGCATCCGGAGACTCGACGTTGACCTCGACACCGTCTCCACCACCGACCGGCGCTGGCGCTGGCCTAGATGGAGGTCGCGGGACTGGCGGAGGAGACACTCCTGAACCTAGTTTCGGAGCGCCGAGACTGATAGCTTCCGGATCATATCCCGGCATCGGAGCGCCGACACCTTCTGGTCTCCCTGCCGCATCTCCAGCGGTCGCGCCCGTGGCCGGTCTAGCAGTCGCAGCACTATGTTCGAGTTCGGTCGACAAAAACATTTCTTCGTCGTCGCCGCTACCCAGCGCCGTGCGTGCTCCACCCCCCGCACTCTCTTGTTGTTGGGGGTTCATCAGGTTCCAGAGGCGAGATACTAGATCCGGGTCGGCTCCCCCACCCCCGGATGGTCTACCTGCGTCATCTCCGCCACCCAGTCCCGACACGGACTTGAGATGCTCTAGCACGTTACCTTCAGAGGACTTGATTAGCCTCTGAAACCAACTCGCTTCGGGTCCGTCCTGTTCTCGGCGCAGAGTAGCGCCAGAACCTTCTCCCGGTCCCGCTTGCGGCTTACTGCCGACCGGCACACCGACACGTCCCAACCTACCGAGTGTCTCACCCGCTCCCGGTCTCGATCCTTCGCGGCTAGGACGCTGTCCGAGCGCTGCTCGACGTTTTGCGTCCTTATTTTTCTTCCACTTGTCGAGGGCTTGCTTGGCTCGCTTTGCTCGTTGCAGGTCTTTGCGAGCAGTTTTGATCCTGCCCCATTTAGTCTTCCCAGACGCTTTGCCCCATCGTTTGCTGGCTGCTCGACCAACCCCACCAGCCGCCTTGCCAGCCGCTCTCGCTGCTCTTGCTGCTGCGGCGCCCACGCGGGCCGCTGCCGCTGCTGCACGCGCGATGACTGCTACTAACGGATTGAGAATCATCCTTGGTGTGCCCCATCCCAAGGAGGTCGCGGACTGCCGTTACCACCGCTCGCGCGGCTAAACTGGTGCCGATTCCAGTTCGCCTCGGACTCCGCAGCATTATCAGAGAAAGCACTGACCCATTCTCGCGACATCTTTCCCGACCCCAGAACGGCAACTATTGCATGAAGGAATCCGCGTGCCTGACGGGTCTCCGCACGAGGCAGGTTCAGCCAGAGACCGATCACGCATTCATAGGGGATGATTCCGTCTGGGAAGCAGTCTCGGAGGGCGTCTGCTCCGTAGGTTCCTGCGAGGTCAGCGAGGGGTTGATATTTTTTTTTTGGCCGACCAACCAGTCCACGAACTGAATCAGCACCGTGATCGTTTCCGCTTCGGTCAAACCCGGCTGAATATCGGTCCACGGTTTCAACCCGAACACATCCCTGACAGCCGCGGTCGTCACCTCGCTGGCAGCAATCGCCTCTTTCCTCATGGAATCCTCCTCGGCGTCCATGTTGTCGATTAGTGCCGGATGCACATCCCAGTCGAATACAGGATGGGCGAGCAGCGCGCGATACGCCGACAGCGGATCGATCGCGCGAACTGTCTCACCATCCCAATACTCGTACACATCCCGCCTGCGCTCGGGCTTTTTTCCGAAAACTCGTGACAACAGGCGAAACATGTTTTTTCTCCGAAACAGGCTAGACTACTGTGACGTTTGCCAAGACGCCGGAAGCGGCGTGGCACTCGAAGTCTAACACGAGACGCGCCCATTTGGACCCCTTGTTCACTTCCATCGGACCGCGCGGAATCGCGATCAGGAAGTTCATCGGCCCGACCATCGGACCATTCGCAGCAGCAGCGGTCGGCAGCAGCAGCAACCGGAAGCCGCTACTCGAACCTGCTATCAACGTGCCAACCGTAGCGGTGTTGACAGTCACGATACCTCCGACACCACCGTTGGGATGCACGCGGGGCAGGAGTTTGTGAAGAACGTCGGTGTCCCACTTCGACATTTCCAGACGCACGCGGGCAATCTGACCGTAGTATTGAATGTCGATCGGCGGGCCAGAGTCTCCACCGTTCTGATCGCCGGGGATGTCGTCCATCATCACTTCATGCGTGATGTCCGCTCCGTTGACTGTGTAGCCGAGCGTTTCGAGACTCGGGCTTGCTATGGTTCCGCCTGTGCCTACCTTGACTAGACATGGGCCGGGAACTTGGATGACTGCTGCCATTGGTTCACTCCGTTGGGTTTACCTGTCTCCCGGCAACCTGCGCCGTGGATAGTAATTGTTGACACGATCACGCACCATGTTCAGGTGATATTGAAAACGTATGAGCGTAGGACCATCGACGGAGGGATTACCTGCGTCCTTCTGGTCGTCCAGATTTAATACGTTTTCTCCCGCCCTCATCCGCTCAAGGTGCATCTCGCTCATTTCGTACTGGCTTTTCATCCGGTCCGGGTCAAACCCCGGTCGCCGCGCAAGCAAGTACGACATGGCGATATCGCAGACAAGACGCTCAAGATACGATGCCGAATTTCCGGTGAGACCCTCAAGCTGTTCGGTCGTATACCGGTTTCCGACGAGTAGCGCCGCCTCAACGGCGCCGCTCGCATCTTCGAGCACCGTAGTCATCAGAGGATGACTCAACAGGTCGATCGGGCTTGCCTGATCACCCGTGTCACTGACAAGATCACCGATGTCCCTAGCATCATAGCGCTCCAGCAATTGTGCTGCTGTTGCATACGTTGCCACGACTCACCTCGCGACTGGTCAGTTGATAACGGAAGTGAACAGGAAC